CCATCAATGAGACGGTTACACACAGCCTTAAGCTAAACCGTTTTAGAGCCACAAAGCTCGTTTCCTTAATGAGGAGGAATAGAGCTTTGTGGCTCTTTTTTTTATGGCATTAAACATCATACGGAATATAACACAAAGGATATTCGGGACAGGGCAGGATAAGTTTAGCGCGGAGGAAGGCGCGGACGAATTGCAGGGATTGCTTGATATTGGTTTAAGCGATGAGGAGATTATTCGTCAGGTGAATACTGATGTGCAGAGCGCAATGCCGCTGTATCAGCAGATGCGTTCCATACAAAATGATAACGAGAAGTATTATCTTGGTACGCAATTAGACTCGTCGTTATTTTCTTACGAAATACCCACAGCAGAAAACTTATTGTATATGGCGGTTGAGACAATTCTTTCAATAATCACGTCAAGGAAGCGTGAACCTATAGTATTAGCGGCGCAAGACAACGACGAAAGCAGAAATCTAAAAGAAAAAACACAGCAGTACCTAACGTGGAAGTGGCACGATGAGGATATGGAAATTAAGTTTGAGGATTGGGCGCGGCACGCGATGATTTACAGGATTGGAGTTTTCAAAATTCGGTATGACGAAAAACGCGATGATTACGAAATAGTGAATGTAAGACCGGACAGAATAATGGTAGACAAAGACGCGACAGATGAGTATAACGCCAAATTCATCATTGAATTTAAGGATGACACGCTTGGAGACATTTTAGAGATGTTCCCTAAAGCGAAACAGAAACTTACAAATGCGTACGGGGAACAATTAGGCACGAAGATTACTTATGTAGAATACTGGACGAATGAGTTTGTGGTTTGGAAAGTTGGCGGGATTATTTTAGACAAAAAAAAGAATCCGAATTGGAATTGGGATGAGAAGGATAGGTCCGAAAGTTTGAAGAAGATGCGTAAACGATTGGCGGATAAAACACAAAAAGACAAACTAAAAAACATTCTTCTGAATTTTTTTAATGAGCCAAGAAAACCTTACGTTATTCTTTCTCTGAAAAACTTAAATAAAAGCATATACAGCGACACCACTGATTTTGAGCAGGGGAAAGTGGTACAGGACTTAGTGAATAAGCGCAAACGGCAGATAGACAAGCACGCTATGCGTTCGTTGGGAAGAGAAGTATACAGCGGAGCAGTTTTAGATAAAAACGAGGCAAAAAAAGCCATTGCCAATCCAAACGCGCCGTTATGGATTACGCGGGGGAATCCGTCAGACGCGGTTACGTTTCTTGCGCCTCAACCGATGTCGCCTTCTCTTATGACTGATTTAGTAGACAGCAAGCAGGCTTTTGACAACATAATGGGAACGCACGGCACGACAAGAGGTGAGCAAGGCGCAAATGAGACGGCAAGAGGACGCACTATTCTCAAAGAGGGGGATTTTGGGCGTATAGATATGATGAACCGCAGAATTGATAAGAAGATTGAGCTTCTATACGGCTGGATGTGCCAGATGACAAAGGTTTGGTATACGGAAGAGCACTTTGTGAAGTTGTTAGGGCGCGAAAACGCGGAACAATATCTGCAATATAGCCAAGATGATATGGAGGACGGGATAGAAGTAATGGTGAAGAGCGAAATTACAGTTAACAAGGCGCTGGAACGCGAACAGATGGGGGAACGACTAAAGGCGGGAATGATTGACCCTTTGACATTTTTTGAAAAAACTGATGAGCCAAAACCAAAAGAGATGGCGAGAAGGTTTATTTACTACACATTAGACCCAAAATTGTATCTTGCGACGTTTGCGGTAGATGAGAATACGGAAGGCGCGGAAAACGACCCTATTATAAAAGCAAAACAAGAGCAGGTGGCAATTATGAAGGGTGAGAAAGTACAACCGTTTCAAGGAGTAACAGCAGACCATTTGCAGGAGCACGGCAAGTTTATGCAGTCGGGGAAATTTACAAGTCAAGAGATTGAAACACAACAATTTATGATTGACCACGTCCGTGCCGAAACGGAAACGCTTAAAGGCATGGCGGGGGAGGGAGA